GAGGTCGGTTGCGCTATTAAGTGGGGCGCGGCTTGGTCAGTAGGCAATATAGTAGAGTATGAGGGTACTATGGAGGATGCTTATAACGAGTACGTGGATCTCCGACGATCACAAGGACGCAGACCATTCGTTGACGGTCCTCATTTTGAGCTTATAAAATAAGTAAAGGGGCGTATGGCTCCGATCATACACCCCTTAATCTGATAATACAGATCTGTAGCATTGTTTAAAATACAGTATTTGTTTTTTATGTCAACTGTCAGGTCTAATTTTGGGACGTATTGATTTAGACGGCACTTCACTGACGTCGCAAAATCCTGATGTGCCATTTACTTGATCGTATATGCTGTTTTTTTGCATCAATATATTCCAACAATCTTTCTCTGAAAGAAGCCAAACACTGAATTGTAATTCGTGGTTAGCCACCTCATAAAAAATACTCATAAGTGTGTAATATTCCATTGTGTTCTCTGCTCGTTTTTTTTATACTGTAGTTCGGGGGCGAAAACGCCACTGGTAAGTCTATTTGTTTCCGGGACATGAGCTCAGTGTCGTCTTCTGTCGTCCCCACCAATATCCCAAGGCACTTTTGGCAAGCTAATCCGTTGATTATTAATTTTGGTTTCATCGGTTTCTATAGATGTTGTGCCGCCATACATTTTTGCAAAAGCAACTCCAAATCTAAAAGCGTGTGTTCTTAAAGAATTTGTGTCTATTCCCATTGCTCTCGATGCCTCAACAATTGTTAAGTGGCTAAACATCTCCAATAACTCTTTTACTTCAATTGCTTGTTTTTTTCTTAACTCCTCCCAAGGTTTCATATGTCAACTCCTTCATCCCTAAGTTTTGTTATTAACACCCGCATGGCTTCTATTTGATCTCTATACTCTTGTTTTACTAACGTCGGCGCGTCGGGTAATAAAGCTAGAGGTTCTAGCCTGTCTATTTGTCTTTTTATACTGTCTCGAGTGTCCCTGTCCTCAGGTTTTATTTCCATTTTCTACTCCTAAAAGTCCTCTTTCCAAGCGTCATAAGCGGCGTCATCAAACTCAATCGGTGCAGTCACAATTGCCTCATTAATTTCTTTATCAAAGTGTTTGCGAATATAAGCATCAACCCTTGGGTTTCTGTCTGCTATGCGACGCCATCTTTTTGTCCAAGGGTTTGTCCAGAACAAGCATATATTGTCTGGCACACGATCGCCGTCAACCTCTGCATTAACTTCTATCACAAAATCACCCGCGTGACGGATCTCTATGTGTATGTCTTGACTAACGTTCATCGTTGATTTTCCTTCTTAAATTTCCTAAATTTGAATATGTGTAAACATTAACACAACAAAACGTAAAGCGCAAGCATAATAGGTGTTAATTGAATTTAGTTAAGGTAGAATTTAAAGTGTCAGGTCAGCCTCAAGGTAAAGGTCGACCCCGGTTTACCCGCAATGGTCACACATATACTCCAGAAAAAACAAGGGAGTATGAAAAGCGGATCCACGCAGCAGCTTGGCAAAAAATGCATGAAATGAAATTGCAACCGATAGAAAAATTTTGTCACGTTGAGCTTGTTGCATTTATGGAGATCCCAAAGTCTTGGTCAAAGGTTAAACGACTTGAGGCTGAATACGGTGCTATTTTACCAACAACCAAACCAGACATTGATAACATTATTAAAGCGGCTTTGGATGGCATCGAGGGCGTTGTGTACTATTGTGATAAGCAAGTGACAAGCATCGATGCAAAAAAAGTTTATTGCCACCCAGATCGCGGCCCAGTGCTTTACGTTTGCGTGTCTTGGACTGAATAGGACCAATCAGGTCCATATAGCTCTCGCCATTTCTTTTTATTATCGTGTATTGCAACAGCTTTGGTTTTGTCCCAAAGTGCTTGATGATGTCCGTCACATAAGGGTATGGCCTCAAGGTCGCTTGATTTTGTTGTGCCATACCTGTCGTGAATAGGATGGTGTGCTGTCGTTGGACTCATTTGAATCTCGCCAAACTTTGCACAAATGCAGCAAGGTTTTTTTCGCACCTGGTCAAGATATTTTGCGTTTTTTTTAACAGTTTTATTTTTGAGACCAAGCGGTGGTTTATTTGCCAGATTGCTCAAGAGGATCATATCCTATTGCTTCGGTTAATGTTTTCATAGCAGCTTCAAAATACAAATGAAACTCTTGTTGGCTCATCTCATCGAATGAAATGCTGTCCATAATATGCATGTGAGCCCCTGTGAGCTTGTTCCAGCGCAGTTTCACATATCCGCAAGCCCATTTCAACTCATTATGCAAATGTTGCTCTGTGGGCCATTTCTGCGTCGCTCTGCAAGCATTGCGTAAAGCTGACCAGTACAAATTATGATGAGGGTTGGACCGTTTGCCTGTTGGTTGTAAGTTGTACGCTTGTCCTTGTTTGGCATCCGCCAGTTGCTCCGCATCGTATTGTGAGACGGGCAGCAATTGCCCATCTCGTAAATATACTTGTATTTTAGTCAAAGAGATCATCCTTGTTAAAATAACTCACGCGCCTTTTTCGAGTCTCAAAAAAGCCATCATACTCGGGGTGGTCTTTCATAAACTTACGAGCATAGTGGCTTATCCACCCGTCGTTTAATTTATAGTCGGCTCCAGCCTCGCCAATTGCTGTGTCCCATCGCATTCGATGAAATACCGCCTTTGCAGAAAAGTAATCGCGTTTTTTTGCCACTTGCATGGTGTAGCGGACAAAACCGGCATAAATATAAGGATGTTCCTTATCATACTGCTCAAATTTTTCTTCAGTAAAGTCTCCGTTTGCTTTCATACCATCCTCCTCAAAAAGGTATCTCATCGTCCATATCATTAGGGTTAACGGGTGCGTCCCTAGAGGTATCAACCTCAATGCTCGATCCCTCTGGATAACGCGCCTTCTCTTTGTCAGATACTTCATTGGCAGCATCTTGCACATTCATTGATCCTTGAGATTTGCCGCCAAGCAGCGTCACCTCGTTGGCCCAAATATTTAGGTAGGTTTTGCCATCATAGTCGTTACGTTTAAGGTCTCCGCTGACGGCCACGAGCTTTCCTTTTACAAGATACTGAGCAAGGCCTGTGCGGAAATAAGTGCAACTAAAAAATAAAGTGCTTTTATTCTCTCCATAGCCATCATCGACAGCTATAGAGAATCTTACAGAGGTGGGTTTGTCTTCAACTTTATACACCTCGCAGTCGTTAGTTAAATAACCAACTGCGGTTATGTTTTTCATCTTGTTAACTCCATTTTTTTAAGGGCATGAATTTCGATCAATTGATCGCGCAAGGGTAACTCAATGTCCTCGCGCTCGATCAGCTTTTTATAATTTGACTCGCCCTTTTCAAATTGAGCGTAATCATCGCAATTTTCATAAAATTCGATTGCTGTTTCTGCCCTAGCCTGAGTGTCAAGGTGCATGGCACGTTGTTCTTCCTGACCCTCTGGATCCGGCGTGTCCTCGCCCGCAAATATATAATGGCCCAGACCATGCATGGCTATTGCTTTCACCAAACACCGCATCCTAGCATCGCTGACAGATCGTGACGGCGGGTTTTTAATTGACTGCATTTTATAATCCATGACAGGCAACCACATCGAATGCGTTTGTCCCTCAATGGTTACGTTGACCCGGACCTCAATGCTTCCGTCAGGATATATAATATCATCTAACACATCATAAACAGCGTGGGGATATATTTTTTTGACTTCTCCCCATGCCCAAGCCCACGATAAATATGCCAGACTAACTTTGCGTCCGTTCTTTTTATCCATGTAGGTTTTATGTTCCACGCGGTGACTGACATCTATTGATGACAGCCTTTCCCATACACTTTTAGGCTCTGGCATTTTGCTCCTCCTTAACCTTGTCTGATATTTCGTCAAAGGCATTATGAAGCGTCCACTGCGCCGTTTCCAAATCTCTGCAATCTGATAACCACAAGTCGTGACATTCACTGATTTGTTGGTTTACAAAACGCAACGTTTTAAAAGCTGCCCATACAGCTTTTTTTTGTTTTTTATTAAGACTCATCAGTCTCTCCCTCTATTTTAATTGGTTTTTTTTCATCCCAAACAATTTCTACTGGCGCGTGATCTCTATACAACGCGAAACGTATGGATGTTTTATTATCCATTACAAACTCCACATATGTTGTGTAATAAGTGACAGCCTCGTCATTTGGCTGAAAATCGATGTAGGATTTTTTGGTTTCGATTTTTACCTTATCGACGTTATGACTGGTGCAATCGAAAATATTATTAAGACTATTAAACATATATATCCTCCTAGTCGTTCTTAAGTTTCGTCGATTCACTTTACATTTGATTTATGTTATTGTAAAGCATAATTAACGGTAGCGTAAAGAAGAGAATAAAAAAATGGAAAAAACAATGGTTTTACGTTTAGATGAAATACGTCGAAGGTTAAAGGATAGAAAATTAACGGTTGTCGCCAAGAATGCTAATATATCACGACCAGTGTTATATCAGATAGTGAACAATCAAACCGATCCGAAATTCTCAACGGTTGAGAGGCTTTCGGATTATTTACAAAAGTAAGTCCCGGTAACACATCCGAGACCTACTCTTGTTTTCAATTTGGAGAAATTGTCTAATGTCTCATTATATGACAGCTTTAGCGATGAAGCAACCCAATTTAAAACCCGCCACCAAAATTGTCTTATATTGGTTGGCGGACCATCATAATGGAGAAACAGGTGAGTGTTTTCCTGGCATAAAACGACTAGCAGAATTATGTGAGATGTCACGCAGATCAGTGGAGACACATATAACCTCACTGGAGGAGGCCGGGCTAGTTAAAAGGATTGCACAGTATAGGAACACTGGTGGCAAAACAACAAATAAGTACTTATTAGAACTCTCTGGAACTCCTGAGGACTCAGACGATACGCAGGATTTGCGCATAGGTGGCGCAGAATTTGCGGGTGGGGATCCGCAGAAGTTGCGCATGAATAACCAAGTAATAAGTAACAATGGAAATAAACCTTTATTAGATGATCTATTTTCTACATTTTGGACAACCTACCCTAGAAAAATAAACAAGGCAGCAGCAAAAGAATCCTTTATAACAGCGTGTAGACATACCAGACCGGGCATCATTCTAGAGGCGGCAAGGGATTATGGAAACGCAATGCACGGTCAGGAAAAACAATTTATACCACATCCGCGAACGTGGTTGCGTCAAAAGAGATATTTAGAAAAGGTGGAAATGCCTGTTATTGATGGCACAAGGAAAGCACTAGAAAGTTTGGGGTTGAACTATGAATAATCAAAGGAATGACACACTAAAAAATTTAACAATGAAACTGTTAGCAAGGCTCAACGCACCAAAGGCGGTGATTGGCAATGAGGATGCAACAAAGGATGAGGCATTATTTATAATTAAAAAAGTACAAAACCTTGCTCCAACAAAAGATTACACTGAATGGTTTGAACAATTTAAGGAAGAATTATTAAATAATTTAGAGACCCGCTCATGGCCCACAGGAAAGCATATGAGCAACGCCGCACGTGCAATTGCGCCACGACGTACAGACTTGTTAGTTTATCCTAGTGGTGACGAAAGGTATAAACCAGATCCTCATAAAATTAATGCAGCAAGAATTAAAAATCATCAGCCTGTCTGTGAAAAATATGTGGACGGAGATGATGCTGAAAAAATGTTACGGAAGGGTTTAGTAACGGACGAAGATTTAAAACCTTATAAAGAATACTTGAAAAATGCACGTGACAAACTCTATAATGGTAACAGGTCGTGAGGCATCAAACTCCTCCCTGTTTGAATCGGTCCGTTTTATTACTGCTTTTTTTTGGACGATTACCTCACCAACTGCCCCTGCCTTGCGTGGGGGCTTTTTTTAATGTACAATTAACAAATCAGAAAGGTTGCACCCATGAGTAATGGACAGTCTTGGCCAGCGGATAAGGTTGAGCGAAAAAGTATTGAGACCCTTATACCGTACGCACGTAACAGTCGGACGCACAGCGACGATCAAGTTACACAATTAGCGGCAAGCATCAAAGAGTGGGGTTTCACAAATCCTATTTTGGTTGATCCTGACGGTGAGATTATTGCCGGGCATGGCAGACTCCTTGCAGCAAAAAAACTAAATTTGAAAGACGTCCCGTGTATAACTGCAGACGGCTGGACCGAAGCGCAAAAAAAAGCCTACGTCATTGCTGACAACAAACTTGCGTTGAACGCCGGGTGGGATAACGAAATGTTGTCCGTTGAGTTTCAAGAGTTAAAAGACTTAGATTTTGATTTAGGTTTAACAGGTTTTGACTTAGATGAACTAGCAAAACTACTTAAAGAACCAGAAAAAGAAGGTCTTACAGACGCGGACGATGTTCCTGAGGCTCCAAAGGATCCTGTGACGGTTGACGGTGATATTTGGATATTAGGAAACCACCGACTGATGTGCGGCGACAGCACAAGCATCGAAGCCTTAGAAAAGTTATGCGAGGGTCAACTGGTTGATATGTGGCTCACGGATCCTCCTTACAACGTGGCTTACGAGGGCAAAACAAAAGATGCTTTAACTATTAAAAATGATGAGATGGCAAACGACGACTTCAGACAGTTTTTAAGTGACAGTTACAGCGCAGCAGATGCAGTGATGAAGTCAGGTGCAGTTTTTTATATTTGGCACGCTGACAGTGAGGGCTACAATTTTAGAGGTGCGGCGGTTGATATAGGCTGGCAAGTTAGACAGTGTCTTATTTGGAGAAAAAACTCTATGGTTTTAGGGCGTCAAGATTATCACTGGACTCACGAGCCTTGTTTATATGGTTGGAAGGATGGTGCGGCGCACTTGTGGGCAACGGATCGAAAGCAGACCACAATATTAGAATTTGATCGTCCAAACAAAAATAAAGAACATCCAACAATGAAACCAGTGAAATTGTTTGCTTACCAGATGCAAAACAACACAAAGGGTGACGATTTAGTTTTAGATAGCTTTGCCGGATCTGGAACAACAGCAATTGCGTGTGAACAATTTAATAGACGAGCCAGGTTGATGGAACTTGATCCAAAATACTGTGATGTCATCATAAAGCGTTGGCAAGACTTCACTGGTCAAGACGCAACATTAGAAAGCAACGGAAAAATATTTAATGACTGTAAAGCAAAGCAAGGCAATGAGTCTGGTGGAGGCATCAACTAACGTGTTAATAGGTTATCTTATAGCAACGGCAGCAACTATTGTAATATTACCACTGCATGGATACCCGGTGACTACTGAAAAGGCGTTGTCAATTTCTTTAGCCTTCACTTTTATATCTTTGGCAAGGTCCTATATATTACGCAGGGTTTTCAATAGGTTATAAGATGACAGAAAAAAATAAGGGTGGTCGGCCCATGATTGTGCTGACGGATGAACAAAAAAAGGAGCTCGAGACACTGGCAGCGGTGCTAAATACTGAGCAAATAGCAGATTACTTTGGCATCAGCCGGAGGGTGTTTTTTAATATATTAGAGCGAGATGATGAGGTTTCTGCACTATATAAAAAGGGTAAAGCAAAGGCTGTTGGATTTGTGGCGCAAAATTTAATGCAAAAAGCCCGCACCGGTGATCTTGGCGCACAGATATTTTATTTAAAAACGCAAGCGGGTTGGAAAGAAACAAAAACCGTGGAGGGAGCCGGGGAGACCGGAGAGCATATTATAGCTTATAAATGGTTAGACGATGACGACGAGGACGATTAATTATAAGCCACGCAAGTTAGTCAAACCCTTTCATAATAGAAAAGAGCGGTTTGCGGTTATTGTTGCGCATCGACGTTTTGGTAAAACTGTGGCAGCAATCAATGATTTAATTAAAGACGCTCTGACAATAAAACGTGATAAAGTCCGCGTTGCCTACATTGCTCCATACTATCGACAGGCAAAAGCTATCGCGTGGGACTATTTGCTGGAGTATACGCGTGACATCGAGGGCGTTCAGTATAACGTGGCAGAGCTTCGAGCAGACTTTCCTAACGGTGCAAGGTTTCGATTGTTTGGCGCGGACAATGCTGACAGCTTGCGTGGATTGTATTTTGATCACGTGGTTCTTGACGAACCCGCAGATTTTCCATACCGGGCGTGGCCCGCAGTCATACGTCCCTCGTTAGCCGATCGCAGAGGCCGGGCAACCTTTATTGGAACACCAAAGGGTAAAAACCAGTTTTATGAGACCTTTGTGGCAGCAAAGAATGACCCAAATTGGATGTCTTTACTTCTTAAATCGTCAGAAACAGGAATATTAGACGATGAAGAATTAAAAGAGGCCCGGCGGGCAATGGGTGATGATAGGTTTGAACAAGAGTTTGAGTGTAGTTTTGAGGCAGCAATCCAAGGTGCTTATTATGCATCAGAGCTTAAAAAGGTTGCGGAAGATAAACGAATTGGAATTGTTCCTTACGACCCGGCGGTTGGTGTAACAACAGCTTGGGATTTAGGTATTGGAGACAGCACAGCTATATTTTTTGCGCAATGGGTCGGGCAAGAAGTTCGAATAATAGATTACTATGAAAACTCAGGTGTGGGGTTGGATCACTATGCAAAAGAACTGAGTAGTCGGGGTTATCACTACCGAGAGCACATCCTACCCCACGATGTGCAAGTTAAAGAATTAGGCACAGGCAAGTCAAGACTAGAAACACTCGGAGCGTTGGGTCTTAATGACATAACAATAGCTCCTAAATTATCGGTCGATGATGGGATACAAGCAGCCCGGTCGTTGTTGAACAGGTGTTGGTTTGACGAAAATAAATGCGAGAGAGGTATCGAAGCGTTGCGTCAATATCGACGTGAGTTTGACGAAAAACTGAAAACGTGGCGGGGCAGACCGTTGCACGACTGGACATCTCATGGGGCCGATGCTTTTCGATATTTAGCCGTTGGAAAGCAAGAGAATAAAAATTGGGGTCAACCCATAAGAAGAAATTTGCAAGGAATCGCATAATGTGTTAGGGCTTGTTTAAGTCAACTTTTTTGTGGTTATCAAAATTCGTAAATTTAAAAAAGTAGCAAAGTCAAAAAAAGGGGTTCCGACAAAGTATTTAGCGGGCGCAAAAAACAAAAGTGAAAAAGAGAAAGAGATCTTAGAAACTAGAAGACGCTACAAAAAAGGTTTATCAATTAACGTTGCAAAAGTGAGCAAAAGTCGTGCCAACCAAGCCAAAAAGAAAACCACTAAGCGAAAAAGTTAAGGCAACTTTACGCAAAAAAGCAGAGGGTACTAGATTCACGCCCAGCCAACTGCAAGCGGTTTATAGGCGAGGTCAGGGTGCTTACTTGGGCGGTGGCTCAAGAAATGTTCCGATGGCCGCCTGGGCTATGGGACGCGTTAACTCTTTTATTTCTGGAAAAGGTGGGGCAAGAAAAGCTGACGCGGATATTTTAAAGAAAAGTAGCAAATCCAAACCTAAGAAAAGGAGATCATAATGCCGATGGGAAAAGGAACCTACGGTTCAAAACGTGGTAGACCACCAAAAAAGAAAAAAGACAAAAAAAAGAAGGGAAAAAAATAATGCCCGGGTTACATAAAGGAAAAAAGAAAAAAGGTCGTAAGAAGTAATGCCACACGTTGACGGACACCCAGACGCATACGGAAGTATTGCAAGATCACCTAGACCCAGAACACGTCCAGCAAACGTGCCTGATATTATTCCGAGACCAAGAAGGCGTCCGTCAAACGTGCCACCACAAGTCGCTCCAATGATGGGGACAAGAGATCCTCAAGGCAGAATTGGTGTTAAAGGACCAAAGGGTGGTGGCGAGGCAGCAAAAGCCCGCGTTGAGGTTGGAAGCGATATATTTAATCAATATAACAACGACGGTCGCTTTGGTTATTACAACGACCAAGGATTTTATGTCCCGGCAGATATAGATATGCGGGACGGTGGCGGTGTCGATAATTCAGGCACGTTTTTTGAGGGTGGTGGTTTTTTATCAACGCTCGCAAATGTTGCTAAAATTAGACCATACGGACAAGGCGACACGCCTCGAGAGCAAATCGGTTTTAGAAACGTGGCTGATATGTTTGATCGTGGCGGTCCACAAGCAAGTGGTGGTCCCTATATGGGCGGAGGGATGATCAGCACTATAGGTAATACGCTCGATGCCCTTGGTGGTGTAGATCAAGGTACACGGACTTTATATAATTATGATACCACAGAACCAACACGGTCGGACGGTTTCGTCGCAAATATTGAGCCAAGACAAGCAATTCCGGTCAGGACTATTGACGGAACACCAGTAAATAACGCCGCGTTAATTCAAGATGCGGACGTGGCAATAACAAGAGGTCGTGAGCCACTTTATGCTCGCTCACAAACTTTTAACGTAACGGATAGAGCGGCAGCAATAGCAGCATTAAGACGACAAGCGGTTGATCCAGAAAGTTGGGATAAACTGATGGAAGATGATCCAAAGGCAGCAGAAGAGCTGATTCAAGAGGCTATGAGTATGCAAAACGTTTTATACCCCGCTGATCCTTGATGGCAAAAAAAAAGAAAAAAGATTCTAGATTAGAAAGGGCGGGGGTTTCTGGTTACAACAAACCAAAACGCACACCTAACCATCCAACAAAGTCACACGTGGTTGTGGCAAAAGAAGGCGATAAGATAAAAACTATTCGGTTTGGTCAGCAAGGCGTTAAGGGTGATAAAACTATGACACCTCGAGCCAAGTCTTTTAAAGCAAGACAAAAGAAAAACATTGATAGAGGTAAGATGTCAGGTGCGTACTGGGCCAACAAGGTGAAATGGTAATGAGTATTATCGATTATTTGCGTAACTTTAATAG